TATTTACTCCAATGTGTGTCAATTGTTACTTCGTGCGCTTCTGGTACTACCTTCAGGTAGTCCTCACCAGACTTCTTTAGACAATAATTAATAAACTCTAATGCTTTATCCTTTAGCTCTTCCTTGAATTCTATTACAATCTCATCATGTACAGTAATAAGAGGTCTAAAATTCTCATACCCGAATGGATTTTCATAGTACAAGTACACTAATGCTTTCTTAATCATATCTGCAGATGTACCTTGTGGTAGATGATTTACAGCTTGTCTTCTAGCTCTATTCAATTCCTTATACTGGTCTTGACTTTTTGGGTCAAGCATATAAGATAGAAATCTTTTGCGTTTGCCTAGTGTAACGCTATAACCCTTCTTCAAACACATAGCACCAAACCTATTGATGAAGGCTTTAAGAACATTATACTGTTCAAAAAATCTAGTAAGGTATGTTCTAGCTTCTTCCAAAGGCATCCTGAAATTGAATACCATACCCTGAGCTGATGTTCCATATAACACAGCAAAATTCAAGTGCTTTCCTACTGCTCTCTGTGTCTTAGTGACTTCATCATAAGGAACTTGATATATGATGGTAGCAGTAACTCTATGTAAATCCTGCCCATTCTTGAAAGCATCCACAAACTTAGGCTCTCTACTAGCCTCTCCCATAATCCTCAATTCAATGTTAGAATAATCAGCAGTAGCTAATAGATACCCCTGTCTTGCTACAAAGGGAGAACGATAAGATTCCTCTGCTACAATATTTTGTAGATTGGGAGATTCAGAACTAAATCTACCTGTAGCTGTACCTAGTTGATTGAATTGTGTATGTATAGCAACAGTTTCAGGTTGTACATGCTTGAGAAATTCATCTCCAAAAGAGGTTACTCTCTTATCAGATTCTCTAAAGTCTAATAGATATTTTATAATATCATGGCTATCTTTATAAGCAATTAGCTCCTTAGCATTAGTAGTCTTAACAGGCACACCCAATTTATTTAGTACATATTTAGCTTGTACATAACTACCAAAATTAATCAAGGGGATAACCTCAGCCTTGATTTCATCCTTAGTTACAATAGTTTTAAGTCTTTCCTTATCAGCTTTCTTGAAAGCAGTTTTTACAGGATAGTGTATATTAGTGAATACATCTAAAGCATTTTCATATTTACCAGCATACTTATCAAAACCTTTTTCAAGAAACATCATCATATCAGCCTTAGCATTATATACATTCAACTTGGCTAGGTTAGTTGCATCATTCCATTTATGTGAATCTAGGGTGATTCCAGTATATTCCATTAGGGTAATTACAGGTTCTAATTGCATCTCTAATTTCCAAGGAATATCCTGCCCTCTTTTATGCAATAATTCTTGCATTTTGGAGCGTAATTGGAGGGCTATCTTAGCATCTTTTTCTGCATATTCAATCTGTTCATCTGTAAATTCATAATCCATCTTGTTAATAAAGGTTTCACGAACATCTTTATCCAACATTATTCCTAGATACTTCTTAGCCAATGTCTGCAAAGAAACATAGATAGACCCCACCCCAATATAGGATAGAATTTCAGCTAACATTGTATCAAATACATTGGTGAAGATAACCCCATATTTGTGATAAATGAACTTCATATCAAATTTTAGATTATGTCCAATGACTAATAGATTTCTATCCTTGATTATATTGAGAATATACTTTACCATCCGTTCATCATCTGTTCCTACATTGATGGTAAATACCTTATCTCTAATAGCTAATTGTAATAGTAGTAATCTATCTGAGAATACATTTAGACCACTGGTTTCAGTATCTAATCCTACCTCAGTTGTATCTTTACTCTGTACATAGGTTATCAGTTCCTTGAAATCTGTTATTCTCATAGTTGTTAAGTCCTGTTAAGTTCTCCTTTCAGTCGGTTGGCTTCTCTATTATATCACTAAACTAAGAAACTGTCAATGGTATTTGATGAGTGTTTGATTAGAAGAAGATGAGAGTTTCTGAATTTCCTGTATTTCATCCTTAAACCCCCTTGACATTCCCGTAGAATTATGATATAATTAGTATAGTTATTAAGGAGAAACATATGGAAAAATTTGAAAAGTATCTGTTGAACAAAAGACAACACCTCACTGACATGTTAAAAATTGTTCATAATGAACAAACCAAATTATATATACAGCTTGAGCTTTCTACTGTAGAAGATATTATACACCACTTTAATGTTTTTGTCAAGGGAGAGATGTCAAGTGGTCTTGGAGATGGGGATGAAGAATAAACTACGATGTTTCTACTGTGGTAAGCTATATGCAACTGAAAAAAAAGCTAGAGAATGTGAAAACAACCATGATGTTGTTTTCGTTCCTATTCTAAGAGAGGACTTGAATAGACTAATTAATTTTATTGCTACTGGGGATAGAACCCTATTATCTGAAAGATTATCCAGAACTCTGTTCAGATATTTCAGAAGTGAATCACCAAAATAGGGAGATATTATGGCATATGAAGAATATAAAAAAGAATATTATAAAAAACATAAAGATATAATTAAAAAAAGAGCTTCAGATTATCAAAAAGTTAATAAAAAAAGAGCATTAGAGTATCAAAAAGAATATCAAAAAAATAATAAAGAAAAAATAAAAGAGTATAGGAAAAAATACAGAAGAAAGTGTAAAGATAAAATAAATATGGCAGTTAGAAAATATCATCTTGTATACAAATATGGTATTACTGTGGATGAATATAATAAAATATTTGAAAAACAAAAAGGATGTTGTGCTATCTGTGGAAAACATCAGAATGAATGTAAAAGAATTTTAGGTGTAGACCATAACCACATAACAGGAAAGGTAAGAGGATTACTTTGTACTAGTTGTAATCAACTTTTAGGTTTTGCACAAGAAGATATTAAAATATTAAAAAACTCAGTAGATTATTTAATTGAAAATCAACAATAATCCGTAGCATATGATACAATTATAGGAGAAAAGTATGGATTTACATGAGAATTATTATGAAATTCCAGAAAAACCTGTTCAATTAAGTATTGATATACAGGTACCAGCAGTAATTACTGCTGAGTCGTGCCCCGAATGTGGGACTGAAATAGTTAGGAATGGTAGATGTAAAACATGTTATGCATGTGGTTGGAGTAGCTGTGACTTATAATGGGAAATAGAAGATTTTATATACCTAGCAAAAAGAGAGCCAGAAATTTAAAACAAAATCAAAAAATGTCAGATGAAGAGTTTGACGAGTTTTGGAATGAAGAGTATGGAGAAAATACTGAGGATGATGAAGAAATCCTTGCAGAACTAAAAGCTAGAACCCAAGAAAAATTAGCAGAACTAGAGAAAGATTATGACTTCAGTGATATGAAGGCTAATGATATGACACAATTAGAGTCACTAATTTTAGCTATGTTGCAATTAGATGACATCGAAAAAGAGGTTTACAAACGAAGAAACAACCTTACAGACACAAACATCTTAGCTCTAGAAAAGTTTAATAAGATATTATCACAGTTACGTTCCGACATATCCACCATTTCTACAGATTTACAACTAACAAAAAAAATTAGAAATAAAAGTAAAGATATAAGCATAGTCCAAAGATGGGAAGAGTTGTCTAAAAAAGCATCTCAGTTCTATGAACAAAAAATGTTATATGTTTTTTGTCCAGATTGCAGAACATTATTGAGTACTATTTGGTTACTATATACCACTGATAAAAAGAATAAAATAACTCTTTATTGTGAAAGGTGTAACACTAAACATGATATATTACTATCAGAACTATATGAAACAGGTAATAAAAATATACCTGATGTTATTGTATAGAGTATAATTATGTTTATAGAGACTTATAGTGCAGAAGAACTTACTTTATATTGGAATATATATTTCATTCCATATGATTTCTATATAACTTATTCAATTTAGGAGAATATAAATGGCTACTTTTACTTGGGAAACTTATCGAGATACTCCTGGCTGGAAAGACGTAGCATCAAATACGTTTGTCTTCGCTGGAAGTGCTACAGATTTAACTGTTCCTATTACTGTGGGTGAATATAATACAGGAACACATATTGGAAATGGCGACCCTGGGACAGACCAAGACGGCGCTACTCACTCAAGAAACATGAAATTTATTGCATTAACACAGGTTGATATAGGTGGTGGTACAGTTACACTTAATACAACTAACGTAGCAGATACCCAAATGACTATGCGTGTAGTATTTACAGATGCTTCATCTGTAGCTACATCCTCAGCCAGATTCTATAGCTTTGATGGTGCTGTTACTACTAACGAAGCTGTTGGTGTTGTTGCTTACGCTGTTGAACGTGTAACAGGTATGTCTACTTGGACAATAATCAATGATGACACTAACAACACTGGTGGAGATAATACTTCTGAAAGATTAGCATTATCCGACCAAACTACTGCAACATCACATACGTTTTATATTGGTGTTACTGCTAGACCTGAATCAGTGGGTGCTAAGACATCCTTCGACTTCGGTGTTGCTCTAACTTATTCATAATCTTGAAAGGATTATAACATGGAGATAGGACAAGGGAATGGAAAAATTTATCTAGGGATACCTAGAGAAAGATTTTATTTTAATGAGTTTACAGACAATCGGGATAGTATCTTAGAAAGTCTGCAAAGAGATGGTTTAGCATGTGGATTTTATCAGGCTTCTGGACATAGAGTGGACAGAAATAGAGATAGAATTTGTGATGGATTTTTGAACCTTAAAAATAAACCTGAGTGGCTGCTCATGGTGGATTCAGATATGGAACATGTGCCTACAATTGGACAACGACTTGCTAAACACAAGAAACCCATTGTAGGATGTCTATATTTTCATCGTGGAGATAGCCACGACCCTCTGGTTTTTCGTAAAGCTATAACCGCTAAAGACCAGTGGGGTAGACCAAATAGACTTTGGGCACCACTCAGGGATGAAGTTTATGATTTCTTAACTAAAACTGGAGTTCCAAGATACGATGGAGCAGTAGGAATCAATGGTATGGAGGAAGAAGGATTAATAGAAGTTGATGCCATCGGAACAGGTGGAATATTAATCCATAGAAGTGTTCTTGAAACTATATCTGGGCCTTGGTTTGAATATGAAAATGGAATGATTTCTGAAGACCTAACCTTTTGTGATAAAGCAAAATATCAATATAAAATTCCAGTTTATTGTGACATGTCTACCATTAGTGGACACTATAAATTATCTGCTATGGGGCAAACACAATTTAGAGCGAAATATGAGTATCGTGGTATGCAATATAGTAGTTATTCTGCTGAAGATGCTATAAAATGGACATCAGATTTTCTAAAGAAACCCTATAATAAGGTAAAAAAACTTTTTAATGATGGTTTTGGAAATGAATTTGGTGAATACTGGAGAACATTGAATGTAGATACTGATGAGAAAGAACATCAAGCATACCGAGACCCACAATCTGCTTTACCATACATGGTAGAATTACTAAAATGGAACTCTACTGTCAATCATATTGAAATGCGTAAAGAATATATGGGTATAAGAAATTCTAATGTTCTTGATTTAGGTGCAGGAGTTGGAACACTAACAATACAATTAGCAGTACAACATAATGATGTAATTGCAATTGAAGTAAATCCAGTTCTACAAGAATTCATAAAGTATAGATATAATATAGCAAAAAATAGTATAGAAACTTATGTTAATCCAATCACCGTTATGAGTGATGAATGGCTAACATCAGATATAAAAGATATTGAGTATGCTTTTGCATTAGATGTATTTGAACATCTATTGCCTGATGACTTACCAAGAATACTTTATAAATTATCAGACGTAATGGTACCTGGTGGAACATTGTTCTACCATGCAACATTTGACCAACAAGAGAATTTTCCTATGCACCACGATTACAGTAGTGTTTGGAAACAATTACTTCTTGAATCAGGATTTTACCCGCTCTCGCCCACTGTGGCACAAAGGATGTAAATATGGACACATTTCAAGGATGGACTGCTACACTTTCAAACGGTGAAAATGCTTGGGAACAGCCCCCAGTACCAGAAGAAAGAACTTCGTGGCAAAAATTATTAGATAGATTAAATGAAGAAAATTTAAAAATTACTAGTTTACGTGTACAGCGTGGAGGTGTTACTCTTCATGCTCTTCCTTCTAAACAGTGTGATGGATATTTTCAAGCCTATGAATCTCATACTTCTATGTTTAATGGAATAGAAATTATACAACAAGGTTGTGGCTCAATCATAGGTGATAAAGTATTTATTACATGGATTGATGCTAATAATAATGTACATATGGAAGTACGTACACTCCCCGAATCAAAATTTGCTACTACATTACGTAATAGTTAAATAATTACAATACAATTGAATATTAGTACCTCGCTAGAATAGTCTAGTGCTCTGGTAATCTTGCCCTCACCTCGGATAATATCTATCTGTAGTGGGGGTAAAACATTATCTAAATACTTGGAGGGTATAAATAAAGACTAATGGCATGGTCACTTGATACCAAAAATATAGGTACTTATGGTACTACTAACCCCTGTACCTTGAATTATACATGTGCTGCTAATACAAGAGTACTTGTTATAGTTCTATATACAGGAGGTTCTACTGCCCGTGCTGCTGGTACTCCAACCTATAATACCACAAATAGTTTTACTGATAGTAGTCGTGGGTCAGTTGGTTATACGGGTGGGGACGATAGAGTAGAACTTTGGTATCTAATTAATCCTCCTACTGGAAGTTCTTATTCAATAAGTGTACCTAACTCTACTGGACTTAGCATGTGTATTTCTGCTATGTCTTTTATTGAATCTGGATTTAATAATGTTATGGTATCTGGAGTAAATAGTGGTACAGGAACTGCTGCTAATCCAACCATTAATATAGTAACTGGTTACAATAATGAATTAGTAGTAGGGGCATGTGGTCATGCCTATAGAAATGCTCCTACAGCGGGTGCAAATTATACCATAGGTAATTCATATGACGCTGGTAACTGGACATATGCAGATGAATATGACCTTGATGGTGGAGCTGCTGGTACTATAGCGGTCAATTTTACTAACTCTGCTGATTCTTGGGGAGTAATAGGTATTGGTTTTAGAGCTATAAATTCAGCTACTAGTAGTAAAAGTGCTTATCTAAAGGGTGGAATACGAACTAAATATTTACCACCATCCCTTGCATTTCCTTCCATAAATCTTTCAGATGATTTTAATAGAGCTAGTCTTGGTACTACCAATTGGACAATTAAATCAGGGTCTCCATCAATATCTAGCAATACATTAAGTTTAAATGGTGGGATAGTACAGTGGAATACTGCTTATTCTATAAATGCAGGTGGCATAGAATTTTACTATACAGTTAAAAATCTTTCTACTACAGCGTCACATACTTATGTTGATTATGGATTAGATGGTTGGACTGGAAATACTACTTATCGTCTAACATATTATGCTATTACTAATACTGGATGTAATGGTCTTCAAGTACAATATGGTACTTATGGTACTAGTTATAATTCTATAATTACTACATCTGCACAAACATGGGCTGATGGTATTATACCCCAAGTTGGTCTAAGACATAAAATAAATGGAGACATAGAAGTTTTTATTAATAAAGGTAGTGGTTGGGCAAGTATAGGAACTGGAAATGATACTAGATACATTTCAACTCTTGGGAAATGGGTTATAGAAGGTAATGGGGGAGGAGTTGGTGGTTCATGGATAGATGATTTTGCTATTGGTTATATTGGCTCTGGAAATGTTGGAGGTATGCCTGCTTATATGTCAGGGCAAGCACCTGCGGGAACTCCAGCATCTTCTTCTAAATCTTCATATACTAAAGGTTTATTTTCATCTGCATATTCTAAATCTGCTTATCTAAAAGGCTCTTCATATGCACCAACAAACACATCCACAAGTAAATCTGCCTACTTAAAAGGTGTTGGTGAAAATATAAATCCAGATGCAGATGTAACAGTGGGGTCTTGGGTAGATGAAGACGGTCATACAACTCTTTACCCATCTGTAGCAGACAGTTCAGATTCTACTTATGTTAAATATGTTGGTGCTACAGTAGATTCATATTTTGAAGTTGCTCTATCTAATCCAGTTGCAACTGTAGTTACTGGAAATCATTTCTTTGTTTGGAGAGCATATCGTGGAGCAGAAACTACTGTGACAGTAAAATGTGAATTAAGACAGGGTGCTTCTACAACAATTGCAACTGATACCCAAGAATTAGGTACTACTGTAACAGAATATAGAAAATATCTAACCGCAGGGGAAATAGCTACTATTAGTGATTATACCGATTTACGTTTACGGATTACCATAGTAGGGGTAGGATAATATGACTACACCTATTTGGATAACTGGTTGGGAACACGGATATGGATGGGCTGGATATTCATCCATTTCAAACTCTTCTGGTGTAACAGCATTTGGGCCTTATTCTAATATAGCACATGGAGGAGATTATTGTCTTAGATTAAATTATTCAGCATCTCCTACAAGAATAGGTTATAGTGTACCAAGTTCTTTACATGTTATGGTTGGTTCTTTTTATGTAAGACCTGATAATAATCCATCTTATGCTACATCAGATTATGCACTTTTTGGATTTTTAGTAGATGCTGGAACAGGCCCAACTATATATTTTAATCATACTACTAGTAAGTTATATGCTACTAATGGTAGTGATTGTAGTGTAGCTATGACTTATCCAGATAGTAATTGGCATAGAGTTGATTTCAAATTTAATTTTACAACTAATCCTTGTACATTAGATTTTCAAGTTGATGGGGTAGCTGCTACTCAATCAACAATAAATCAAGCAGGAGCACATTTTACTGAAGTAGATTTTGGTGGGACTGGGCCTTTATACATTGTTTCTTTCTTCGATGATTTTATTTTAAGTTCTACATCTGGTGACTATCCAATTGGGCCTCATAAAGTAGTTGGTCTAAAACCTAATGCTGAAGGTACTCATAACAATACCACTAATACGATGGAAGATTATAGTGGTAATGATATTGATGGTTCAACTTATACAGCTTATGATAAGCTTGATGAAATTCCTTGGATTACAACATTAAATGATTGGATAAAACAATCCACTACAGGTACAGCAAGATATTGTGAAGTCCAGTTTACAGATATGGCAAGTGGTATAGGTGATACGGATATTATTGGGGTTGAAGCAGATTTACAATATACATCTGATGCGGCTGGTGGAAATCAAGGTGGATGTATTATTCGTGATAGTAACGGACAAGAATCAGAAGTATATGGTAATCCAACTACTCGCCAAGACTATTCTATACCTACTATATATAACAATGAAAAATTTGCTGTAGTAACCGCACCAACTGGGGGGGGTTGGACAAAAACACATGTTAATGCCCTAAGATGTCGTTTTGGTTATTCAAATGATGTTAGCCCATCTCCTAAATGGATGGCAGTTCTATTAGAAGCAGCTTATAAAGTTTACCCCACTCCTTTTATTACAAAATTATATGATGTAGTTCCAACATTGTCTGGAACTTCTGTATCATCTTCTAAATCAGCCTATCTAAAAGGTTTATCTACTACTTCGGGGTCTAAAAGTGCTTATCTTAGGGGGGGTATTATAGCAACCCCATCTTTGAAGTCTGCATATTTGAAGGGGGGTACAGGTGTTTTATCATCTAAGTCTGCATATCTAAAAGGAAAAGCAGATAGTGTAACTTCTAAGTCCGCGTACTTGAAAGGTAGTTCAAGTGCAGTTAATTCTAAGTCTGCCTATCTAAAAGGTAAAGTACTAACGTCTTCAAGTAAATACGCATACCTAAGGGGTGGAATATTAACTTCCTCAAGTAAATACGCATACCTAAGAGGCGGTGTAGTATCAACATCATCTAAGTCCGCATACCTAAAAGGTCAAGCAAGTACTACAAGTTCAAAGTTTGCTTATATAAAGGGTCAAACTTCTACAACATCGTCTAAATTTGCTTATCTTAAAGGTTCTACAAATGTAGTATCTTCTAAAACTGCATATTTACGTGGTGGAGTTACTTCTACAACATCTAAATATGCTTTCTTACGAGGTAAGAATACAAGTATAACAAATAAATCAGCCTATACTAAAGGTAGTTCTCTTACTACCACAAGTAAGGCTGCTTATTTAAAAGGACAGTCTGCAGGACTTAGTTCTAAAACAGCATATCTAAAGGGTCTTTCAACTGGAGTAAGTTCTAAACACGCTTATTTAACTGGTGGATTGCTTATATCATCTAGTAAAGGAGTATATTTATTTGGAGATGTTACTGAGCCATTAACCCCTGATGCTGATGTTTCAGTTAATGGCTGGATAAATGAGGTGGGGGGAGGTACATTATTCCCATCTGTAGCTGATGCACTAGATACAAATTATGCTACGTATAATTCTCCTACGGGTGGTGAATATTTTGAAGTTTCTCTTTCTACCCCTGAAGGAGACCCTGACAATTCTAATGACCATATCATAGTATGGAGGGCAGGAAAATTATCTGCTGATGGTACAGTTATTATGAAAGTGCAGTTACGCATGGGAGGTTCATTAATTGCAGAATATTCTCATCTTATAACTCAATCATATCAGACATTTGAAGACTCTCTTTCACAAGCAGAAATAGATTCAATAACTGATTATACTACTTTAAGTTTGCGTTTCTACGTGGTATCGGTGGCATAATATGGCTATTCAACCATCAGTTTCCTACGCAAAGTTAAAGGTTCCTAAACGTAAACACGATAAGGCAAAGGCTTATTTACGTGGTAGTACTTCTATTGTTTCTAGCAAATATGCATATCTAAAGGGTGGAACAGCATTTATAAGTAGTAAGAGTGCATATCTAAAGGGTTCTACGCGTGGGATTAGTTCTAAATCTGCTTATCTAAGGGGTAGTACAAATGTTACTACTTCTAAATCCGCTTACTTGAATGGATATGTTCCAGTAGTAACTACAGTTGCACATGCTTACTTAAAGGGTGGGATTATATCTACCACAAGTAAATCAGCTTTTATTAAAGGTGGTATACTTGCTACTACTACTAAGGCTGCATACTTAAAAGGTTCAGCACCAGCAGTAGCTAATAAGTCAGCATATATCAAAGGTCAATCTACTACAGTAACTAACAAAGCAGCATATACAAAAGGTTCTGCATCAGCAATAAGTAATAAGTCTGCTTATCTACGTGGGGGCATCAAAGTTGTAACTAACAAAGCTGCTTACTTAAAAGGTCTTTCTACTGGGGTCAGTTCTAAATCAGCTTATTTGAGTGGTCAAGCAGGGCAAGGTGTAACATCTAAGTCAGCATATATCAGAGGTTCAATAAGTAGTGTAACTTCTAAATATGCATATATTATAGGTCAATTAACTTCTAGCACTTCTAAAGCTGCATATACAAAAGGTAAAAGTGATTGGTTAACACAAAAACCAGCGTATACTTCTGGTAAGAATACATCAGTAACATCTAAATCTGCATACATTAAAGGACAATTAAGTACATCTGGTTCTAAATCTGCATACATGTCTACTGATGCAAAGGTTAGTTCTTCTAAGCACGCTTACTTAATAGGTCTTCTACCAAACTCTACTGCAATTCAAGCCTATACAAGAGGTCAAGCGTTTACTGTTACAAGCAAACATGCTTATCTTGTAGGAGGGGTTGCTTCTAGTAAATCAGCATATCTAAGAGGTGGAGTAAATCCAACTACACTTGCACATGCTTATACTAGAGGTCAAAGCACAACAATAAATAATAAGCCTGCTTATATCAGAGGTTCTATATCTGTAGTAACATCTAAGAGTGCTTACCTTAAAGGTCAATCTCAAGTCAATACACAAAAGTATGCATATCTAAATGGTAAAGATACTAGTGTATCAAGTAAACATGTATATCTATCTGGTGGTATAAAGGTAGTAACTTCCAAGTCTGCCTACATTAAAGGATTATCTTTTGGGGTGACTTCTAAATCTGCTTATCTTGCTGGTCAATCAGGACAGGGTATAACACTTGCACATGCTTACTTGAAAGGTCAGTCTATTTCAAGTAGTAATAAATCAGCTTACTTGGTGGGTGGAATAAAAATTTCTTCAAGTAAGTATGTATATATAAAAGGTCAAGCAACTAGTAGCACATCTAAATTTGCTTATATATATGGATGGTCTAGTAATACTACAGTAATTCATGCGTATATAAAAGGACAATCTACAGGGGTCACTTCAAAGTTCGCATATTTGAGAGGGTCTTCTACAGGTTTAGCATCTAAAAATGCTTATCTACGTGGTAGTGCATCTGCAATAACTAGTAAATCTGGTTATATTAAAGGCTCTGCACCAGCAATTAGTAATAAATCTGCTTATATGCAGGGATGGTTATCAATTTCTACCAATAAGGCAGCATATTTACAAGGTAAACAATTTACACAAACTAGTAAATATGCATATCTAGTTGGTGGAATAAAAGTAACAACCAGCAAATATGCTTATATATGTGGGCAGGGTATAGTTACTTCCAGCAAAGCAGCATATCTAGAAGGAACTGGTCAGTTCTTAGTTCCTGTTTCTGATATTACTACTGGTAATTGGAAGAATGAATTGAATGGTTCTGAATTATATCCATCTGTAGCTGACCCAAGTGATGCTAATTATGCTTGGTACGAAAATTCATTAGTGGGTGCTTACTTTGAAGAAAGATTAACTATCCCATCTACCCCAGGCCCAGGAAATTATTATATAAAGTGGAGAGCATACAAGAAAGACGGACTACAATCCGTTACTTTGAAATGTGAAATAAAACAAGGTACTTCTGTAATTGCAACTGATACTCAAACTCTAACTAATAGTGTAGTTGAATATACTTATCAACTTACATCAGGAGAGATAGCTTTGATTACAGATTATACAGACTTACGTGTACGTGTAACTATTATTCAAATAATTTAGGAGAAATATTATGTCACTTATTACTGGGGTAAACTATGACCCTTCTGGTGCTGTCTCAAAATCTACTGCATCTCGTTTAGTTATGACCGCATTTGATACCTCTAATCTTAGGCTAACATTCACTGCTCCAAGCAACGGCTATGTCTTATGTAGGATGCGTACCAATCTATCGGGTGCTACTACCTTTCCAACTATTCTACTTGGTATTCTGGAAAGCACTACTGTTGTTGCACGTATAGCCCCTATGGGTGGTATGCCTGGTACGGTATTGGCTACGACTAACGTTACTCAAGAAGCCTTATTTGTTGTTCCTGATGTATCATCGGGAAGCCATACGTGGGATGCGGCTTATGGAGTAGAAATATTACTAGCTTCAACTAATATTCATTATGGTGGACCTGATGATATAACTGCTAACAATGCTTGGGGTGGTTTCCAGTACGAGTTATGGACTTGTCCTAATATTCTAGGTGCTAAGCTATATGACCCTGCTAGTGCTGTATCTAAAGTCACGACTTCTGCTTTAGCTATGACAGCTTTTGATACTACTAATCTACGTATCACGTTTACAGCCCCTAGTTCTGGTAATGTGTTAGTTAGAATTAGATGCCCTGTGCATGGTGCCACTACATTTCCACAAGTACTATTTGGGGTACTAGATGGCTCAACAGTTAGAGCTAGAACAGCTCCTATTGGTGGTCTAAAGACTACTGCGGTAGCCACAGCACTACTTACATTAGAAAGCGAGGCAATCGTAACAGGTCTTACTCCTAGCGGTAGTTACACATGGGATGCAGCTTACGGAGTTGAGACAGTTGTGGCTTCCACAGGTCTAAAGTATGGGGGTCCCAACAACACTACTACCGATGATGCTAGGGGTGCCATAAGTTATGAGATTTGGGCTATCTAGGAGGATTAGATGCCTGTTGGCGAACTTGTTCTACTTCAGCTAAATGATACGGCAGTTGCCAGTAGTAAATCTGGCTATACTGCTGGTATTTCTACGGCAGTAACGAGTAAATCTGCCTATCTATGTGGTGGTATTATACCTACACCATCTAGTAAGGCCGCGTATCTAAAAGGTTCGTCAACAAGTGAATCAAGCAAATCAGCATATCTAAAGGGCACTAGTACTGCAATAACTAGTAATTCCGCTTATGTAAGAGGTGGAATCACTTCTACTTCAAGCAAATCTGCTTATCTAAAAGGCAGTTCTATAGAGGTTACACAAAACTCTGCTTATTTGAAAGGAAGTACATCTGGTAATACAAACAAATCAGCCTATCTTTTAGGTGGGAGTGGTTCAGGAATAACTTCTAAATTTGCCTATTTGAAAGGTTTATCTACAACTGTTTCAAATAAATCGGCTTATGTAAAAGGTAAGAATACAGCGGTTTCAAATAAATCAGCATATATATCTGGTAAAAATACAGCAATAACTAGTAAATCCGCATACTTATCTGGACAAAGTTATGGTATTACTAACCATCCTGCATATATACGAGGAACATCTACAGCAGTAAATAATAAATCTGCATATATGAGAGGACAGGTCACGGGCAGTACAAATAAATCTGCATATTTAAAAGGACAGTCTGCAAGTATATCAAGTAAATCAGCCTATCTACGTGGCAGTACTATAATAAGTACCAGTATTTCTGCATATATTCAAGGCGCTTTAGTAGGAACAGAAACATCATCTCAAGTTTCTGCATATATTCAAGGTGCTGGAGATATTGATTCTGTAGTTACTTATATTACATTTATTATCCCAGGAAAACCTGGGAAGACAGCAGTTACAAGTGTTCATGCTTACTTATCAGGCCCAATTAGTGCTATAGGTTCTGTTCATGCATACTTAGTTGGTGGAATAGTTTCTACTACAAGTACCCATGCCTATCTTGCTGGAATAAGTACAATCAGTAGTGCTGCTGACGCATATTTACGTGGACAAACCTTTACTGTAACTTCTAAACCAGTATACATAAAAGGTCAAGCATTTGCAGTAATCTCTAAACCAGCTTACTTGGTTGGTGGAATAAAAATTGTAACAAGTAAAGCTGCATATCTAAGAGGACAATCAGATAGTACTACATCTAAATCAGCTTATTTAGTGGGATGGTCTACTAGTACTTCTTCTAAGGCTGCTTATCTAAAGGGGCAATCAACAGGAATAGCTTCCATCCATGCTTACCTTGCTGGTGGAATCAAAGTAGTATCTAATAAACCAGCTTATATACGTGGTCAAATTTCTGTAACTACATCGAAAGCAGCCTATATAGCTGGTTACGCCGCCAATGTAAGTATAGCACATGCTTATACCAAGGGTAAGGATTATAGTGTATCTAGTAAATTTGCCTACTTAGCTGGTGGTTTGAGAGTATCTATATCAAAGTCAGCTTATATATCAGGAAAAACATTTACTGTAGATAGTAAACATGCTTACTTAGTGGGCAAGATTGCCACACAATCTATAGCCCATGCCTATATCAAAGGACAGTCTAGCAGTGTAACAAGTAAATCTGCATTTATTAGTGGCAAGAGTCTAGTTTCTTCTAGCAAATCTGCATACATATCAGGTAAAATAAGTGTATCTACTTATAAACATGCATTTATGTCTACAAATGCAGTTGTACAGACAGTTGTACATGCTTATATAGTAGGTTATTCTGCAAATAGAACATCAGTATTAGCTTATCTACGTGGTCAAGCGTTTGGTGTAACAAGTAAACCAGCATTTATCAGTGGTATTGTACGTTCAACCAAACATGCTTACTTAGCTGGTAAAACATTAGTATCTTCTAATAAATCAGCATACTTAAAAGGTAAAGATACTGCAAGTAGTTCTAAATCTGCTTACTTAGCAGGTAAATCTTTACCAATTACATCAAAGTCAGCCTATCTACGTGGGCAATCAACTACTAGTAGCAGTAAACATGCCTACTTAGCAGGAAAAATCAGTAGTATTTCTTCAAAATCTGCGTATTTATCTGGTAAATCGAGCATTAATTCTACAAAAAGTGCTTATTTATCTGGAAAAACTTTAATAAATTCAAATATTCATGCTTACCTAAATGGTGGTATAATTGTAACTAGTCAAGTGCCAGCATTTGTAGCTGGATATGCAGTTGCAAGTACCTTTATACATGCTTATGTAGTAGGATTTGCAGCTAATGTAACTTCTGCTCATGCTTACATGTATGGTGTAGTAGGAGTAAAAAGTTCTGCACACGCTTATCTAGCAGGTACAGTTCCACATGTAATCCATAAGATAGAATGTAAGACAGTAATAAATACCAAGATACAATTTAGAACTGTTATAAATAAAGAAATAAAATTCAATACAACAATTGCCACACATGCAGCATTTATTACAAGAGTAGATACAACTGTAGATGAAGTGGTTAATATAAATTCAAAAATAAAAAGGATTGTAAAAATATGAGCCATGTACATATATTCAGAACAGATTATGGGCATCTCTTGGAAGTTCAAGTTAATGAGATTGATGAATTAACTGAAATAGAATCTCCAGCAAATTTATCATTATATTCATCTATAACTGTTATTGCTAGAAAACCTGATGATACAATTGTATATTTACCAGCCACTGCTAGTGGCATATATGTAAATGCACTTATACCATCTGGATTTTTCTCAGAATCAGGACATTATTTATTTGATACTTTATTAGAAAATGCATTACAAAGATTTCACTCAACAGAATTTGGTTTAGATATAGTAATACCAATGGAGGAATAAGGTATGGATTACACGGTGCAAGAATCATGCAGGATTTGTAAAGGAAGTTTGAAAAATGTTTTTAGTTTAGGAGATATATATCCATCTGGATTTGTAGATAAGACTGAAGGAAAACCAATTCCACTATCTCTGGTAGAATGTGAAAATTGTCATCTTGTTCAAGAGAAATATAATGTTCCGCTAGATAATATGTATAGAACTTATTTCTATCAGTCCGCTATCAATCCATCAATGGTATCATCTCTACAAGAGATTGTTACAGAAATTGAAAGTACAGTAGAAATAAAGGATGATGATGTATTAGTAGACATTGGGTGTAATGATGGTACATTATTTACTCTGTATAAAAACCAAAATTCATTAAAGGTTGGATTTGACCCTGCCTTGAACTTAGCAGATAAAGCTAAATCTCATTGTGATTTCTTTATCAATGATTACTTTCAAGACAATTATCCTGTTACGTTGGGAAAGGCTAAAGTTATTACAGCCATAGCTATGTTCTATGACTTACCAGACCCAAATAAGTTCATGGATGATATAGATAAAATCATAGCAGATGATGGAATTTTTGTTGTTCAATTTACAGATTTAGCATCTATGCTGAAAATTAATGCCTTTGATAATATCTGTCATGAACATCTAGAGTATTATAAATTAGCAGATATAGTAGATTTATTCTATAAGCATAACCTTACTGTTTTTAGAGTATCTTATAATCAAGTAAATGGTGGAAGTATTAGAATATTTGCTAGTAAACTTTCTACATTTCCAATTGAAAAAAGTGTTACACCATCTATAATGGGTGAAAGAATTTATCTAGATAGTGCTGAGGGTTCTATGAAGGCATTTTCAGCTAGAATAAAGAATGTAAAACATATTGTTTTAGAATTTCTACAAAGAAGCAGAGATGGAGGACTTGTAATATATGGATTGGGAGCATCAACAAAGGGGAATGTAGTATTGCAATATTTTGGAATAAATAAAAATCTACTTAAAGCAATAGGAGAATTAAATAAAGATAAGTTTGGCAAAGTTACGGTAGGAACTGAAATTCCAATAATTTCAGAAGAAGATGTTTTTAAAGAATATCCAGATTTACTGCTTCTATTGCCCTGGCACTTTCTTGATACTTTTATAAATAAAAATATAAAGTTTTTAATGGATGGAGGTGCTTTTATAGTTACTATGCCCCTACCTATGATATATTATATGGAAAAAGATAAAATAAAAGCAACTCCTTTAGAGGAAGTACTGCCATGAAAAAGAATTTAATTGGAAAAAAGTTTGGAAAATTAAAAGTAATAGCCTACCACCATACTGACAAAGAACATAAAAGATGTTGGCTGTGTGAATGTGACTGTGGTAATACTGTAATCGTACCTACTGGTAGCTTGTCTTCAGGAAATACTAAAGGTTGTGGATGTATGCGTGGAAAAAATTTAAATAAGAATAGAAAATACTACAATGATTTTGATACAGCAACTTCTATAATATATAATGGATATAAAATGAAAGCAAAATTACGTAGTATAGATTTTAATCTTAATAAAGAAGATTTTATTAAACTAATAAAAGGAAGTTGTTGTTACTGTGGTATAGAATCATCACATTCTTTTAATTATTATAAAGGAAGATTTTTTGAAACTCCTATACTTTGGAATGGTATAGATAGAGTTGATAATAAAAAAGGATATTCAGTTGAAAATTGTGTAAGTTGTTGTGAAATATGTAATAGGTCTAAAAGCGATTTAACAACAGAACAATTTTTAACTTGGGTGAAAAGAATTTATATTACCCAGTATCGTAAAGTTACTGACAGAACTCCTGGAGAATTAATAGATGCCTTGATTACCGCAGATATAAAATGTTTTCTGGCACAAGAAAATATGTTAAAAGAAAATCTTTCTGATGAAGAACGTGTAATTGCTGGTGAAAAATCACAACGTTATAATGCAAAAAGAAATTCTTTAATATCTTCTATAAACAAAGTATTAGATTATCCAGATGATAGAATCATAGAAAAGACATACGAAAACAAATGACATACTATGGACAGTTTGACCCTCCTACAGATAAAATTATAGAAGAGTATTTTCCTAACCAGATTGTAGGGATAGCTGTTGAGGTAGGAGCAGCACACGGGATAGCAGCATCAAACACATTACATTTTGAACAAAAAGGTTGGATATGTTTGTGCATAGAACCTAATCCTAATCTGTTTGAACAATTAAAAAGAAACAGAACCTTTGCTTTGAATTTTGCTGTATCAGATTTCAATGCAGACGGTATAAATTTTGATATATGTACTGGAGATGAGACAGCCGTAAGTGCTTTGTATCTAGATAATGAATTAATGAAACAAAATAATGTCTCTAAAAAATATACAATTAAAGTAAACGTAAGAACATTAGATTTTTGTCTAAAAGATTTCCCATCTCCCTTAGATTTTGTATCTATAGATACAGAAGGAACAGAATTAGATGTATTAAAAGGATTTAATATTGAAGAATGTCAACCTAAATTATTAGTTATTGAGAATAATTTTAATAACCCAAATATAGAAGAATATTTAAAGAATTATGGATATAGAAAGGATAGGAGACATGTTATCAACGATTTCTTTACCAGATAATTATTTTACAGAAGGTGCTGCTGAATATCTTTTAACTTTATTTGATAAGGATTTTAAAGGTATTATGATAGATATAGGTGCTCATAGCAACCATAGAAGTAATAGTTTACTTTTAGAGGTAAATGGGTGGGAAGTATTTTGTGTAGAACCTAACCCACACTGCATAAATAAGTTAATAGATAGAAAACATTTTCATCAATTAGCTATTGGTGCAGAAAATAAAGATAACGTAGATTTTTATATATATCATGAAGAAGATGAACAATCGTGGACAGGACTTACTAATTATATAGGTATATCTATAAAAGAAATAGTGAAAGTGAAAATGGTAACTTTAGATTACTTCTTAGAATCAGTAGCAAAAGTAGACCATGTGGATATACTATCTATAGATGTAGAGGGGTGGGAAATGGAAGTGCTGAAAGGAATAGACTTAGATAGATGGAAGGTTAAATCAATCTGTATAGAAAATTGGGAAGATATTGGAGAACAAAATAATTATCTAATAGATAAAGGATATAAAAAACTTAATAGAATAATATTTAATAATTTTTGGATAAAAGATTTATGAAAGTAACCTTTATAACACCGTTGACAAGACCATATAATATAAAACTAATGCACAATTCCATTATGGCAAGTGTAACTAAAGATGTTGAATGGGATTGGATTATAGTTGAAGATGGAGATTCACTACTTGAGGCTGGAGATTGTCTTTGTACAAAATACATATCATACCCAAGTGATGACAAAGGTTTATCAGGGAATCCACAAAGAAATGTAGCACTAGACCATGTAGACTGTGATAGATATGTTTACTTTTTAGACGATGATAATATTGTGCACTCAAATTTGTTTATTCGTGCTACTAAGATATTACAAAACTCTAATAAAGCGTTAATCTTTTCGCAGGTACACAAGATAGGAATACCAAGACTAATTCCACAGCCAGATAGAATAGTTCCATGTCATATTGATACTGCTCAATTTCTAATTCCAAGAGATTTAATAGGAGATTTAAAATGGGAAAATTTCAATTACTGCGCCGATGGTGCTTTTTTTAGTACTCTATATAATCAACATAAAGATAGATTTATAATAACTAAAGAAATGCTTTGTTACTACAATTATCTTAGACAATGATACTAAGTCTTTGGGGTTCCCTTGGCGACCATATAATTATGACAGGTATACCAGAGGCTTATTTTCATATCTTTGGTGAAAAAACTAAAATAAGAAATAAACTTAGTGAATTATTTTGGAATAATAATCCATATGTAACAGAAGAAAATATAGGGAAAGATTGTTATTTCAATGCTAATACTGTAGATACTTACAAATTTTATTATCCACAAAGAGTATTTTATGATATTACAGGACTATGGATAGATAGAGAAGATGTCCAACCTAATTTATATATACCTAGAAAAACTGTTCCTAAACTTGTAATAATGAATGACCAAGCAGGATGGCCTTCTAGAAGAGGTTATAGATATCTTACTAACTTATCCAGACGATTAATGGAGAGTGGATATACAGTAGTATATTTAAGAAATAATGGATTTAAAGATTGTACAAATAAAATATCAGCAGGACAAATATGGAGTTCTCATTACATATTAGAAGATTTACCAATGCCACAGTTGCTAGATAAGATGTCCGAAGCAGCTCTTTACATTGGGTATGATAGTGGTCTATCGGCATTGGCAGGAGCATTAAAGATACCATACATAACTTTTTATGGTAGTATACCAGCAATAAATACAACACATTTTACCTGTATCTATGCCATAGATGAATGTGACCACTGTTGTACAGACCAATGCAATAAAAATTGTTTAACCTTGTATGAGGATAAGACAGACGAAATAATGGAAAGGATTAAAGCACATGGAATTTAATTTATGTATACCAACACTAAATAGATATGATTTATTAATAAAATGCTTGGAATCAGCAGAAGCTGGAACACTAAAACCAACAGCTTATTATATAATTGATAATGGAATGGATTTAGATTTGAATACAGTACCCAAAGAATTTGGATATAAAGTTTTTGTAGCAAAAGTAAAATATAATTTAGGAGTAGCTAGAAGTTGGAACTGGTTCATTGATAATGTAAAAGACCATATCATTTTTTGTAATGATGATATAGAATTTTATGAAGATTCTCTTGAAAAACTTATGAGTGGTTATGACGAAAATTTTGCGGTTTATCCTGCAATTGGTTCAACATCCTTCTCTCTAATACAGTTTCCTAGAAAGATACTTGAAGATGTAGGACATTTTGATGAGGGCATATCCCCCTTTTATGCCTACTTTGAAGATAATGATTATCATTATAGAATGAAATTAAAAGGATATGATATAAAATCAGTAGATGGTTGTAAAGTAAAACATGTTGGAAGTGCTACTTTGAAAAATTTTACTATGCTTGAACAAAAGATGCACCATGGTAAATTTGATGCAGCAAAATATAGATATTTTTTGAAATGGGGTGGAATTCCAGGCAAGGAAAAATTTACAGAACCGTTTGATGGGAAAGAAAATGGCATTACAAGAGAAAATAACTCCTGAAGAGTGGCATCTATACGAAATTTTAAAACATCCAGTTCTGTTTGGTGAGTTCTATAGAAATCTGGATACACCAGCGTATTCAACTAAAAAATTTGAGTATTCTGGTTATCAGAAAGAATATTTATGTGACTTTAGCCACTATGTATCTCTCTGTTGTGGTAGAGCAGTAGGTAAAACTGTAACTCTAACAGATTATATCTTATGGATACTTGTAAATAATTTCTTTCCAAATGAATATATCCTATATACAGTTCCAAACAAGGTTCACTTAGAACCTGTATTTACAAATCTAATAAAATATTTAAGAAGCAATACACTTCTAAAAAATTTTATAGAGCCAAAACGAGGAATTAATTCGTCTAGTTATTCAATTACATTGTTGAATAATGCACAATTGTTATGTAGAATTGCTGGACAATCGGGTACAGGTGCAAATGTAATTGGTACTCACACACCAATAATTATCTTGGATGAATCTGGATACTATCCTTGGGGAACTTGGTTAGAATTACAACCTGTTCTAAATACATGGGCAGATGGATTCAAATTATGGGTATCAGGTGTTCCTACAGGACTAAGAGAGAATTGTGTTATCTATTTAGCTGATGAGATTATGGAAGAATATTCTCATCATAGAACATCTGCTCATGAAAATCCAAGATATACAGAAGAAGATGAAGCGAAGAATATAAAACAATATGGAGGGCCTGATAGTGAAGACTATATTCACATTGTTTTGGGGAGACATGGTTCTCCAACCTTCGCAGTATTTGATAGAAGATTAATGAATATAGCTGAATATGCTACTTATAAACTTAGTATGTCTGGTATAGACCATACTTATACAGAAATTATAAATCGTATGGCACTCATCCCACCCCTTCCTCCACATGATTTAGCAGTAATGGGGATTGACTTAGGATATACGGAACCCACTTCAATCATGATACTTTATGAGAAAAATGGTATAATGAAAGAACATGCTAGAATTAATTTTTATAAAGTTGCATATCCAGTTCAAGAAAAAATAATTGACTATCTAGATACTAAATTTGGAAGACCAGAAGTTATCGGTGTAGATGTTGGTAATGAAAAAGGATTAGTACAACATCTATTGGAAGATGATAACTATGTTCATAAAAATTATGCTAAAAGATTATTTCCAGTTTCCTTTGGTGCTTGGATAAGTCTAGGCGAAAACTCAGAAGGAGAGGAAATAAAAGTAAAAGTCAAACCTCATAGTGTATCATTACTTCAAGAGTATACTAATACACATAAAATTATATATTCCTCAACAGATTTTGAATTGATAACAGAACTTGAGAGAATGACATATACTAAAACACCTACAGGAGAAGTTGTATATAAAACTCTTACTCCCAAAGGTGGTAAACGAGGGGAAGACCATAATACAGCAGCTATGTTATGTGCTATGATGGCATACTATATGTTAGTTATAGGATTGCTATTTTCTAAAGAACAGAAACGATTAGCTAAAAGTAGATGGGTAGTTTAAAATAACATGGAGAATACTATGGACAATAATAAAAGTAATAGACTAGCAAAGACAGCATTAGCAACATTTTTTATGCCACAGTCTAGTTACCCAAGTGATGTAGGTGTATGGGGTTCCAATCAAGTAGATAAACTTTCCTTTGAAGACCATAGCACCTTTGTTAAGATTGTAAAGGATTGTAGATTTTTCTTTAGACATGAACCTATTGCTACTACTGTGGTAACAAAGATGGTTAGTCTAGCTATTAATGATATTATTGTTCCAGAAAATAGTATCCCCAAAACTGATTACCAGATATATGAATCTCTAAAGAAAGACATTGTACGATTTTTAAGAAAGGCTGCTTTGGAGTTCTTGACTACTGGATTAGTAGTTCCAGAAATAACCTTAACAAATTTAAATAGAAAACAATTGAGAGAAAAGGGAATTCAAAGACTAGATAATTTGCTTTATCCTACCAGTATGTGGTTAAGAAATGCACAAGATATAGTAATAAAAAGACCTTTTATTACTGATGAAGAATCTTACTTCTTGATAGTTCCTGATGAAGTAATAAACTTTTTGAAAACGGGCGGTACATACGATGATGGTTCTAAAGATATTGCATTATATCAAGAAATTGTAAAATTGTACCCAGAATTTGTAGCTAAAATAACACAAGGGGAAACAAAAATACTACTTGATAATCCTCTTATTGTAAAATCAACTATGTTAGCTGATTCTGAATATCCAATCCCTTATTTATACCCAGGATTGGAATCTTATAAACATAAGAGAAATCTTAGAAGAATGGACTATTCAATTGCATCTAGAGTTATTAGTGCTATCTTGCATGTAAAAGCTGGAAGTGATGAATTTCCATTGACAGAAGACCAACAAGATGTTCTAGATGATTTGGAAGATAAGTTTCATTGGAGAGAAGGAATTAGTCCCAGTGATGTAGAAAGAGTATTCACATTATTTACTAATCATACTATAGAATTGAAATGGGTATTTCCTGATGTAGAAGCACTATTGAATGATAAGAAATATGATGCAGTTAATAAAGATATAATCTTAGCATTAGGATTTCCTAGAATTCTAATCACTGGTGAAACAGAACGGTCATTTACTTCTGACCCAGAGATAGCTACACTGTCCCCAGAGAGTACAATGAATGTAATGAGAGATGAACTTTTCCCTATTATATATAAAGTATTCTATGAAGTAAAAGAAAGAAATAATCTTAAAGGAGAACTACCTGAAGTAAAATTCAAACCTATAAACTTATTAGGATTGAGATTATTCTATGAAGGTGTATCTAAATTATATGATACTGGTAACTTATCTAGAAAATCATTTGCTGAATCTTATGGATTTGACTTATCAGAAGAACTAAATCATAAGGTAGAAGAAAAAGAAATGATGAAAGAGTTGGGACTAGATTTACCAACAGCAGGAGAACCACCTCCAGTAGTACCAGGAGCACCTGGAAAACCAACTACAAAACCAGCAGCACCCAAACCTGCACCTAAACCAAAGCCAAAAGCAGGTGCACCGCCTGGAAATGACAATGGTAAGCAATAAAAGAGGTTAAATTATGATTAAAACAATCACATTACAAGCAAAAGATGTACAATTAATGGTAGATAAGTTAGAAATAGATGAGATGGCGGCTTCGGCTTCAATCTCTCTAAACCCTAACGTTGCTTGGATGAAGTTTTTGTTGACAGATGACCAACATAATGCTAATAAACAGAGAATTCCTAGAGAAGAATTTGCTAATGTTTTAAGAACAGGCTTATTCATGCCCCTAAAAATGGCATACGGAGAAGTATCTGAAGGACATGATGATA